ATAAGCAAAATTTTGTAAAATTGCTCATTCCATTGAGCAAAATTACTCAATGCTTTGCGTAAAAACTATCGGTGGACATCCACCAAGTTAATCAAATGCTCTATTGAAAACTTGACAATATATGTCAACTCACCGCATACAATAATGGTAAGCGGCTTTTTTGGTGTGCTGCGGTTGTCAGGCATCATGCAATCAATTTTGTACAAACAGACAGGAAATGTCGGCTCTTGATACAAATCAACTTCGGAAGGCGCAATCCCCATTTCATACAAGGCATCTTCCATTTCATCCCCTGCAATGACTTCAAGGCAAAGCGGTGTGTGAAACATTAGTAAACTCTCCCTTCTATTATTCGGTAGTTTTCTACGTGGAAGTTTCGGTTAGGTAATACGGTCACGATAGCACCACCATGATTTTGTTTGATGTAGCCGTAGGGGTTGTATTCGGGTGTAAGTGTACAATGACACCCGGTGGAGAAACAAACAATCTCATCACCTTTCAGGTTGTTTTCGTGGTGTGATGATGTCTGGTGGTGGTGTCCGATAAGCAGCGAAGATTTTGCCCTCATAAATGCACCCCTTGCCGGGTTCACGGGAGCCATAATTGACTTTTGAAATTCGTGTCCGTGCAGAATGTCAAGTTTACCTGCCTTTATCCGCTCACGAAACACCACTTTGATGTCGTACTTTTTCAAGTGCAGTTGTTCTTCAAGGGTGATGCCGTCAAGATCTTCAATGGCACGGGCATTGCTTAACAAATAATGGCGCATCCTTTCTTCGTGGTTGCCGAACTTGTACCAGATAGGTAGGTTTGGGAACTCCTCACGTAGCAAGTGAAAGAAGTTTCTTGTCATTATCAATTCCTCACGGATGCTTGGCCGTTTGGTTTCCTGTAAAAATCTGCTCACCATGTACATATCAATAATGTCACCATTCAGCACAATGCCTGTGATGCCTTTTTCTTTTCCATATTCAAGTGATGCTTGGATTGCAAGTGGATCATGTTCGGGAAAGTGAATGTCGGACATTACAAGATATTTTCCTGCGGGTAGCACCACATCCTTTCGCACTGGTAGCTTGGTGTAAAGGCCAAATTTCTTTAACCCTTCTTCGATGGTAGATTTACCGGGCATATTTTCGCTGTGTTTTTTTGCGTATGAATTACTACCCATTGAACCTGTGGCTGCTCTTATTTGCTTTCGTACCGCATCCACGTTCGGCCATACACCGGGGTTTTGTTCGTAAATAAGTTTGGCGAGTGTTTGTTTTGGCAACATCAGCTGCCCATCGAGCATGTGCTGCTGCATGATAGATTTGACGATTTCAATTTTAGTCATCTATCTATAAAAGTAGTTAGCCCCTGCGATTGCTAACATCCACCAAAAAGTCGATGAATGCTAACAAGGCAGGGGCAATATACAAAACTAATCCGAGTGCTAACATAGTGCAATCACATTATACTGTGGTTTTAACATTACTCCAATAATAGAAGGTTGTTTTTTATGCGTAATCCACATTTTGATGTGATTATCCGGTTAAGGCAACCCCGTTCAATTCATCCTGCCATACCCTTATTTTGAACCACTCATCTACGCTGGGGATGTCGTCAGGCATTTGGGTGTAATCGTAGGGCTGTGCTTCAATGGCTTCATCCTCGTAAGGTGGCTGCCATTGTTCAACTGACTTGGGTATTTCACGTTTATTCAGCATTGTTACCTCCGTATTTTTCGTTGTACAACTCCTTTGGTGATTTAACCATTAGTAACTCTCCATTATCATTCATGTCAATTTGGTTCGCACAAGCATATCCAAATTCAATCATTTGCTGCTTTTCCATTTCTTTGGCTTGTTCAAATACATCAAGGACATTTACAAATGGTAGTTTCCTTAACTCAGACTCCAACCACTCAACTGCTGTTTGTTTCATTTTTCAATCTCCTTCAATGCAATGGTGTCACTTCCTGCCACATACACAGCAGCATTAATAATATCACCCCCATCGGTTATGGGCAAGACCCCTTTTTCTTCGGACTTGTATGCCCACTTTGCCATATCTTCAACGGATGCAAGTTTATTTTTTACCACAACCCATTCGTCAAGGTGGTCAAATTTCCACCGCCCAGCACCTGCCCGGCATTGTATTTCAAAGCCCATGTGGGTAAATGTCTTTCCGTGCTTCTGTGCTTCGTCAATGGCTTGGGATTGTATCTGTTCTTTTGCTGCTTTGATTTGCTTTTCAAGGCGAGTGAGTTCGCAGTATGCATCTAAAGCAGATGCATAACCTTGCTCAACATCATACATCATTTCAACTATATCATTCATGGCTTCAAAATTATTACTTCCTTGAAGTTACCGAGATTAACCCACTCAACCAGTTTGGTCAATTTGTCTTGCGCCCAGTCAGGGATATACTTCTCATTGCATTCGATGAACACCTTGGGGTAATCATACAGGCAGCGGCCCAAACCAAATTGAACAGCAGCCCTTTTCATTGCATCCGAGATACCGCCCTTTTCAGGTTCGATATTTGTCTTTGATGCACCATCTTCACGAGTGATTGTTTGGCCATCCAAATAAACGGTCAAGCGGCAAATAAAGCCATTGCCTATCTCCCTGAACTCGGATGTCCAATTTGTCGGCCCGAAGGCAGCGTCAAAGCGTTGCATTACGCATCTGTTGTTAATGTACGGCACGACAATCATTTTGCCTGTGCTGGTGACTGATTGCACCCGCCATTCGATTTCGTTTGGCTGAATAGGTGCGGTTAGTGTTTCATTCATTGTCCTTGGAATTTTAAAGTGTTAGTTTAGTTTTTGCCTTGTTATTTTAAATTGTCGGTTTGAATTGTGCCGAAGATGCGGATCAAGGTTGGCAGAATTTCAGCAGGGATGCTGACGCATTTGCGGCCATCTTGACCGGGTGCAAATTCCTGAATGAAATAAATGGTGTTGCTGTCATCTTCCCAGTCAATGTTGTAGGTGACATCATCGTGTTCAAATTTGGCAGAATAGCTGCCGGTGTGTGTGACTTTTATTTGTGTTTCCATGATGCAAATATAGTATAAGTTTTTATATTTTCAAACTTTCTGCAATTTTTTTTATCAGGTCATCCGATATCGGTTCAGCGTTAAATCCTTTCTTCCGATATTTTTTGAGTGTCTTTTCAAGTTCTTCATCAGGCACTGGCTCAAAGGATAGCATCTGGTCTTTCCAATACACAACCGTTTTATATCCCTTCGTTTCCGTACTCATGTCGCAAAATTTCAAAAGCCGTGTCAATAACCTGCTGTTCCTTTTTGCTTTTGTACTTGCTGGGATTGTTCAGGGCTTTTATAACCGTGGCATAACTTGCCACACCTTTACAAGCATCAACAACCTGCATCTTCATCCCTTTACGGGCGTGTGCAATAAAGTGTTTGCGTTTATCTTCGTGTGTCATTTTTTTTGTTTATTATGTGATTTGCAAATTCGGTCATTAACTTATCAACTTCATAAGTATTTTTATCTTCTGTGTTGTTTTCATTTTTGGTTGCAATTTTCAGCAGGATAAGATACCCGATAAGGTCATTGAGTGTGTCTTCATCGGGTGCTTCCATCCCGGTTGTTTTGATGCGGCTCAACTTGTCATCAATGCGGACAAGCAACTGCTCTGTGGTGGATGCCTTTGAGAAAACTCGCACCGGTTCCAGTGCAGAGTTTCCATACTTGGCATTCTTTTCCACCAACATTGAACAGATTTGGTCACAGGTTTCAATGATTTTGTTCTGCATCAAAATGGTAGGTCATCGGTTGCACTTACTTTCGGCTCGGATGTTACATTTTTGTAACTTACATTTTTAGCACCCCCAACATAGGTTGCAGGTTTCTTCGCTTCCCGTTCTTCTTTGGTTTGCGACAGGGCAATGTAGTGTGTTTCGCCGAATTTTCCTTCGGTCTTTCTTTCAGCACATACCAGTTTGATGTACTTCTTTCCGTTCTTTCCGGTTGTGATTGCCTCACTGGGCAGGTCACTTAAACATATATCGAGTATTAACATAGGTGCAAATATAGTAAATTAAATCTGTTCTGCAAAGTTTTGATAAGCATTTTTCACCGCTTCCACCTTCCGGGCAAATGATTTATCAAAAGTCATCAGGTTGTCCACCGTTTCAATGCTGTGTATCATTGTGGAGTGGTCACGGCCACCGCATAATTGACCGATTTTCTTCAACGATAACGAGGTTTTATGCCGCAAAATCCAAATGAATATCTGCCGCAATTCCAACACCTCACGTTTACGGGCTTTCACCTTGATAAATTCGGGCTGATAGTACGGAAATACAGACCTGATTGCAAGGTGTGTGGCCTTGATATGCTCATCATCCTTGTCAATGTCCTGTACTTTCAGCACGGTTTCCAATTCCCTGATGCGGATTTGCTGGTGTCTGATTACTTCTTTCATTCTGTCGATTTCACTTTGGCGAAATGTTGTGCGGCTGTTGCGCTGTGGTGCTTTGATTTTTATTCTCATGGTGCAAATATAGTAAATTAAACATTAGTTTCAATATACAATCCTGTTGAAATATCATAATTAAATTTCTGTATGCCGATTTCCCCCCAGTGCGAGAACTTAACTTTTTGGATGTGAACTTCCACAGTGTTATTGCTGAAATTTCGGTACACTGTAAGTCCATTGTCGGTCTTGTTGTAAAAATTTGCACTGCCGGCTATGTCATACAAGCTCGGTACATCATAATTTCCATCATCTTTTCTGCCTATTTTACGTGGGTGAGCCACCAAAAAACAATGCACGTTGTACCTCTCGCAGAAATTTACAATCTTATCCAGTGACTGCCCGATGTATTTCGTTTCACTTTCACCGTACTGATGCTCTAATTTGTTCCATGCGTCAATGACAAACCAATCTATATTCTTTCTGTTTTTGAGTTCGGCAACTTTTGCAAGTATACTTTCAAGTGAGAAGTCCTTTTCAGGTTTTACAAAGAATATGCTGTTTTCAAGCAAGTAAAGTGCTTCGTATATTTCCTGTTGGTTCATCCTGTGCTGCCCCATAAATGGCCGCTTGGTCAACTTACGCAGCATCTTACTGATATGAAGTTCAACTGGTCTATTTTCAGGGCTGTAAAACGCACCTTTCCACTGGTGTCTTTGCAATAGTTTAAGCAGAACGTGATCAAGAAAGTCCGATTTCCCGTGTCCGGGGATGCCCGTAATGGTAGTCAAATAACCTTTATGAAATGACAGGTATTTATCAAAACCAACCATCCCGGTTTTTGCACCTTCCGGCAATCCGTAATTGTATAGGTTTTCAATTTCGGTCAGGTAGTCAGTCACACCGAACACACCAATCATGGGAAATTCGGAAAAATTCATGCAGGCATCACGCAGGGCAAACGCACCATTCAGCAATAAATACTCGTTGGCATCTTTGCAATCGGGAAATACAATGTAATTACATTTGTCTTTTCCGAACCTGTCTGCAATGGCATTGCGTAATTCAATACCGGGCGCATCGTTGTCAACTGCAATGTGTATCTTTTCGATGTGGTCAAAGGCAG